AGGGGCAAAGAGCTATAAGGTTTATTGAAGTTTCCCTTGTGGCTCTCTGCCTCTGATGGCAATCTTTATATCTTATTTTTTATTCTTATGAACAAAGAAGAAAACTACACTTGGCTCAAGTGGTTAATTGGGCTATTCGTTGCTGTTGTAGTACTCGTAGTATTCCGACCATTCACTACCGTGAAGTCTACAGAAAGAGGTGTTGTTTACAAATTTGGAGCTGTAAATTCTAAGCTCTGAGAGGGTTTGCACTTTGTAATTCCATTTGTCGAGTCGGTGAAGAAAATTCCAATCATACCACAACAGATGGAAATCTGAATTGCAGTTGGAGATGGTGGAGCAATTACGAAGGATAATCAGACTATCGGTGCTGATATCACAGTCTTCTATAAATTCCCTGATGCAGAAATTCTCAACATTGCAAGAAACTTCTGAACGGAAGTCCTTCAGCAGAAAATCAAGAAGGACACTATAGAAGCCTTCAAACAGGCTATTGGTAGCAAGACTATCTTTGATGTCGCTCAAACTCAGGAAGAGATTAGAGCAAAAGTCAAAGAAGTTGCCGTAGCGAAGATTGGAACTTATCCTATCATCATTGATGATATTAAGATCAGCAATTATGATTGGTCTCAGCAGTTTGATGACCAAATCGCTCAAACTATGAAAATCGCCCAAGAGGCGAAGCAACAAGAACAACAGCTTAAAAAAGTGGAAATTGAAGCTCAGCAAGCAGTAAAAAAGGCTGAGGCTAATAAAGAAGCAGAAAGACTGAATGCTGAAGCAATGGAACTCAAGGGTAAGGGAGTGAAAGCCTATAACGATGCAATCACAAGCAACCAAAGGAATATGGAACTAGAAATTGAGCTCAAGAAGCTAGAGATTGAAAAAATCAAGGCTGAGAAATGGAACGGTCAGTATGTACCAATCAATAACTATTGACCTATTCCAGTATCTCGGAATAGAGCAAATCAAGGCGAATAATTCAGACTTCTTCCCCCTTTTTTGGGGGGGTATGCAACAGTAGCTCAGTCGGTAGAGCGAGAGTCGAAGTAAAATGTGGAACTCCATCTATAGATGGTATTCGGATAACACTCATCTCTAGGTCGTAGGTTCGAGTCCTACCTGTTGCGGATTTTTGGAGGGTATCTCCTTACCAGGGAAGCTTAGAAGAAAATATGTGATTGCCATCAATATAGAAGATAAAATCAGTGTTGTTCTTTGACTATATCAGCAGAAAGTAAGTAATCGGAGCTGGAATTCTGCGAATTAGAAAAGTAGCTTCTACTTGTCGGTGCGATACCGACCTTCCCTGAGAATCTTAGCTTTTCGGTAAAAGCGAAAAGGTCAGAGATGTACGAGAATATCGTACAGCTGAAATCAGATTTATTTATTTTTATACCTACAAGATGGAAAAACTACTACAACTACTTAATGAGTATGAAAGATCACTTTGATCTGATAGAGAATGGTTATGAATAATAGATGAAGATTGATTTTTTTGCACTAGAAAAAGTAAAAAGGGAAATCCGATAGTTCAACATAGTTCTTTAGATGAGGCAATTTTGCAAATCATTAGTAAAAAATTCTGATTCATTCAATGGTTGGTTGAGAATGATAAAATAATTTTACAAAAAGGCATTATTAGAAGAGTGGAATATGATAATTATTGAGTGCTAGAAGATATTCACCGTTACTCTGCTTATGAAAGTATTTTAATGTATCTAGCAATCCAAGACGATCCAATAGAGTTTTTAATTTCTATACTAAAATAAGATGAGACCAATTAAGTTCAGAGCTTGGCATTTCAATGATAAAAAAATGCTAGAAGTAGATGAGTTAAATCATATTGCCTCTTGGAACTTTGACTGAATGCTGTGAGTAAATGGAGCGAATAGAACTATAGGAATACAATGATGAAAGCATAATGATTGTGTCGTTATGCAATCCACCTGACTGAGAGACAAGAACGGAAGAGATATCTACGAGTGAGATATTGTTAAGCGAGATGATAAGAGTAATGGGAAGTGGTGGAGATTTGCTGTCGTAGAACTTAACCCAGATATTCAGTTCAATTGCTCGTCAATTAAGGAGGTAGACTGAATAAAGAACTCCTCAGATTATACTTTCCGCTACTGACAATTCGCATACAAAGATACCGAGAACTATCTTACGATTATTGGTAACATATATGAGAATCCAGAGCTAGTCAAACAATAATCAGACTTTTAACCTTTATTTTTTTATTGATCATATCATGAAAATTGAAGAACTTAAAAAAACCCTCGTAGAAAGATGAGGTTGGGTATATTCTGGTGCATTTTGAACAAATCAGATTCTGAATTGAGTTCTTAATAGGTACCTAGAGTTAAAAAAAGAAAAAAAGACTGAATGAGTAAAACCGGTTTCTAGTGCAGACTTAGAAGATTACGATGATTGATTTCAGGTTTGCGAAGAGTTATTTGTTCAGGCAATAAAAGATACTTTTGATAATATCGGTTTTATGAACCGCACTTTCTTCAAAAAAGATTAGTAAAATTTATTTTTTAAGAAATGAAGAATGGAAAATACAGAACTACTACAAGCAATTTATGCTAGATATGTCAGAGGTGTTGGTGGAGAAAAGGAGGTAGCTGAAAGAATTCTTAGAAAGAAGCTTGAGGTCTTGGGATTATCACTAGAAGATTACGAGGAAAGATTCTGAGAAGGTCGTGTCGACTACTTTATCCTCAAACTTCCAAAAGCTCCAAAAGAGATGAGAAGAGTTATTTTTTGCTACGCAATGTCTCATATCTGCACAACCGAAGATGAGTTTTGGGGAACGGTTAGTTTTTGGGGAACAAAAGAGGTAGAATTAAGAACAACAGAAATAAATTTTCTAGAGGTGCAAAATATCGTGACCATCCTCTGAAGAGCATTTCAAAAAGAGCAAAGAAAGCAAAACAAGGCTCTGATCATTGCCTTCAGTGAGGCAAACGATCTGTATTGGGAGTTTAAGTCCAACAAAGAAGAGAAAGAGTCAAAAAGAAAGGGTAAAGCATTGACTGAAGAAGAAATTGAAGCTATCCTCTTGATGGCTCAAGGGATCAAAAAGACCGAAATTAGGAAGCCTCTAGAGCATAAATAATCAGTTTTATTTCTTTTTTCAGTATTATGGAACCGATAAAAATCACAACCCAAAGAGCAAATAAGCTCATAAGCAACAAAAAAAGGCGAGAAAGCAGAAAAAACAAAGGACTCTACTACTTCAAGGAAGGGCAACTACGGATAGGGATAGATAACACTTCAGGAGACTGTTTCGTTGAGGAGTTCAAAAAACTGTTTCAGTGTCTGCTATGGCTTGATGGATTTGATAGAGAAGAATGCTGACTACAACCACTTTTTTAACTCATTTAGACTTTTTATTTCTTTCTTACATATCATGTTAGACAAAGAATATTCACGAGAACAACTCAATAGATCGATTAAGACTGCCGATAGAATCCGAGGTTATATTCAGGATGCTGTTATGTACCTAGACCAAGAAGAAAAGAAGCAAATATTCTCCATGCTTGCAGACAAAATGAATATCAGAACCGAAGCCAAAGCAATGCTTGAAAAAATTTTATCTTCAAAAAAATCACAATGACCACAGAAAAATTAAAAGCGAGCCTCAAAAAAGAGGGGAACTACAAAGCCTTTGAGTATAAAGGCTATAAATGCAGAATAATCAGAATATGATTCTGAGCGAATACGGAAATGTTTCATCTCTGCTGATATGTATTATTATCAGAAGAAGATAAGTATTATTGATACGATTACGATGAAATTCCTTATCTTGTTCACTGATGAATTACTTACTCAGACAAAACACTTATTTATCAGCCAGAAGAATGACGATGGATTGGATTTGATTGTGCACATGCTGGAGATATTAGTTTAGAATACCAACTAGATAAAGAATATATGCTTGGAACAAATTCTACTTATAAAACAATGGAGTATGTAGAGAGCGAACTCAAGCAGCTTGTGGATCAGATTATGGATGACTGTAGAAAATAAAAAAACATTTGATTTTATTTTTACAAATATTATAAAATTAAAGGTCTTTTATTTTGTAAAAATAACTAAAATGGGAAAAGATTCGTTTTCTTTAGAAGAATTGGAAAGTATTCTTAATCTTAAGCAGGAATATTTAAGATGAAGGTGTGAAGGATCCCGAGATTGAATTAATGAATATCATAGCTGATATGCACATTGCTTGAAAGATATTGCTAGAGCATTGTGATTAAATCCTGATTATTATGGAACACCTAGTAATGAAGAGGACGAAGAGGATAATGTGCAATCTTAAATTTATAAAATCAAATTTTATAAGAGGAAAGGAGCCTGAAATCAGTAGTTCCTTTTTTCTTATAGAATATAACACCACAAAAAGCAAATAAGTCCAATTGAGAAGCAAAGAAACTCAAGAAAGACTTGAATAAATAGAGATAGTAAGTAAGCTACTAGTGTTATCATTTATTTACTAATTATGACCTATGAACTTTCAAGAAATGAACACTAAAGATCTCCTAAAGCTTTTTCAAAAAGAATGGAAGAAATTCGAGAACATGAAGGCTAAAGAAAAAGAGCTTGGAGGTGGTAGTTACTTCTCTTCTCTCGCATGCATGAACAGAAAAAAGCTTGATACCCTCTACAAAAAAATGGATCTCTTGAGATCTCTTACTAATGAGATGTATGCGGAGCTAAAACTAAGAGGGGTTGAGTGCTAAAAGTCCTTGAATTCCGACTCATAATCTCTAAAGTATCCATTACTTTGTACACCACCGTTCCTACATACTAACGGTGGTTTTTTGTAAAGAAAAATCTGACTTAAATAGTCAGATTTCTTATTTTTGATTTACTTTTTCTATAACTTTCTGTATCGTTCATAAAAATCATTCCTGAGGAATCCTTTGTGTGGATACCGTATACTCAATAGATGGTAGATCTCAGCTCCTGTATTTTTTGCCAACGATTTTCATTACTCAGTCATATTGCATCAGCTCGTTATATCCGTTGATGAAAACTTTTACTTGATCTCCAAGCTCTACATCATAGAAGAAAGTATCAGCTACGGAAATAGTAAATTCTGAAATCTGATTTTTATGCTCATTCAGGTAGGTCAGCTCATCCTCGTTAGATTTATTTTCCTCAAGCAAACCGAAAAGAGCAATAGATTCATCTGCTTTATGTGTTCAGACGCTATTGGCGATATTTTTCGCATCAACAATGAGTTTTGCCTTGTCTATCGTGTTCCCCTCAGGATCGGTAGTATCATAACGAAAATCTTTATAAAGCGGTCATTCTGTTCTATTTCTTCAGATGTTTTTCCCTATTTTTAGGGTATCTCCAATAAGGAGAACATCTACCCCCTCTCTTACGAGACTATTGAGTACACTGGAGAATATCGCCTTTTCTCCTACTTCTAAACTTACAGTAGCTCAAACCTCACAGTCTACCTTAAAAGGAAGTTGTGATTTTTGATTTTGCTCTACAAAAAGTTCCTTAATCACATTCTCAAGAGGAGTGTTTGTCCGCTTTTTTGCTGCTATAGTCAGCCTTTTTTCTAATAGTACCCACCAGCTCTCTGCAATAATTTCTACTTCAGTAAAGCTTGCTTCAATACCACGAATAACTCAACTCAAGACTTCGTATTCTACACCATCTATTAATTCAGTAATTCTAAGTGGTCTCCACATTCTGAGGAGGTCTTTTTTGATATAAGGACTTTCTGCATCAAGGGTTAGCTTGACCTGACTTGCTCAATTCAGCTTCAGCTCACAAGAAAGTTCTAAAATATCTTCAATCTGAGCGATACACTCTTTTTTGTCATATAAATAGAGGATAAACATTAGAGCATCACATTAGCAAAATAAATTTTAACCTCAAAAGCAGATTGGAGCCCCCCATAGAGCGATGATACCAAAAACCTTTCTTCTCCTTTAATTGTGGGTCGTTGAGAACCAGCAACTCTGCTTGCTAGAATATTCTCACCATTTTTTGTTGCTGTTCTTTTTTTTGTATCAATAATGATCGTGTCTCCTGCTTGAGCTGCAACATCCAGAGCAAAAAATTTCTTTCGCCGTTGGATTCTTAGTGGAGCGTGGATCTCCTTTTGAACAGTGATGATAATTCTTAGTGGAGCTTCCATATTCCCTTCTCCTTTACAGAGGATAGCCTTACTCTGAATATTGAGCGGTTTTCATAACTTAACACCCAATTTGAATCCTCCATAAGTTCACTCCTTCCCTGTCACTACTTTTTCTTCAGAACTAAAGAGCCTTGCATCTTCTGCTTCTAGCACGACTCTGAAGGTTCTTCAGTCTCCATCAATATAGTCATACTCGTCAGTATCATATTCAATCGGAGTCTTAATCTTTACCGGGATTATTCGTTCACGATCCTGCTCGTCTATCACAGTAAAAGGCTTAAATTCTGTCTTCCCTCCTTGTTCTTGGAGGACGAAGAGCTGATCTAACCAATCCATTGCTTTACTTGCCCCTTCTCTTGAATTTGTTAGAATAATTCCTTTGATTTCTATTTTTCTTCCTCTCTGAAAAGTAGGAGAAAGCCTTACCCCATGTCTTCAGTCAATTTTTTTGCTTTCGTCTGAAGTATTGAGTTTTCTCCGTTCTGCTTCTGCGAGGACTTCTCGCTCTGCAGTAGTCTTATTTAGCTCTTGCCCATTATACTTAAAACTTTTTCCTATCATACTCTCTACCAAAAAGAAATAAAAAATCTGGTTTATCTCAGCTTTCGTCTTTGCCTATCCAAGAACTCCTCAGCATCAAAGACGCTCTGCACATTGATGGTATTATTCTGCTCAATATGTCTAGAATTATCGGTAGTAAATCAACCTTGGGCAAACCCTCTTGTTCTTATTTTTTCCAGCTGATTGAAGGTATCAGCAAACTTGCTTGTCATCCACGCTGGAGCGACTCGCTCATTCTTATGAACTACGCCTGCAATTTCGCTATTGTACCCACTTCCAGTAAATCCTCCGATCGCAAACCCTCTACCTCCTCTGAGTTGTGCTTGCTTTGCGAGTGCAGTCTCAATCTGAGCAATCAGATTTCTATACTCGTTCTTAAGTTTTCCAAGATTCTTGATCTGCAGATTGGTGGTATCGTTGGAGAGCTGGTTGAATTTCTTATGAACATCCTCTTCTAGTCTGATTTTTTCTTCCTTTTGCTGTTCTAGTTGGATTCTCTCTCTTCCGAGTTTGAGAATGAGTTCTTGCTCTTCCAAAGAATAGTTTTTGAGGTTCTCGTCTGATATAAGTTTCTGAACTTCCGCAGAGGAAGCGAATTTTTGGTCTTGAAAGAATTTGTAAATTTCCATTTCTCTTTCCATTCTCTTTTTTTCCTTCTCAAATTCCTCTTGTTTCTTTTTCTGTTGCTGTTCAAAGTCATAGATTGCCTTCTCTTCAGGATTGAGCTCTGCTCTTTTCTTTTCTTTATCAATTACCGATTGGTCTAGTCCGAGCTTATCTACCGATCCATTGATTGCTTTTAAGCTCTGTTCTACGGTTAATTGTTCCTTGAGTACCTCCAAGATCGCTTGCTTCTCTTTCAGCCTTTCTCTGTCATATTCACTTGTTGCCGTCTCAAGTTCCTGTTGAATTTTTTTCAGTTCATTTTGTGCGGTGCTGATATCAGCTGTTTTGAAAAGTTCCTCAATTTCGCTATAAGAAAGCTTCTGATCTTTCTTATTTTGAGTCTCTTTTTTAAGGTCAATCAAAGCTGATTTCCCCTTACTGAGCTTTTCTTCTAGGTCTTTGGCTTTTTCTACTTGCGACCTCAAAAATCACTCCTTATCGGATTTTTCTTGTTTTTCAAAATTTTCTATCAGTTTTTTATATTTGATTTCCAAACCTCTGATTTCGTCTCCGAGCTTCTCATAGTATTTCCTGACCTCTTCAGCAGTTTTTTTTGCTGAATCTCTATATTTTTTGTCTGCATCTTCTGCGTCTTTGAGGGATTTTTTCAGTCAATCCATCACTTCTTTCAGCTTTTCTGCTTTTTTAGAAGTTCATGATGAACCTCCACTACCTCCACCTCACCCAGAAATTTCTTTATTAACACCAGATATTTCATCCGCAGTTTCTTTTGCTGTAATCCCTAAAGACTTAAAACTTTCTTCAGTTCCTCAGTATAAATCTTCTAACATTTTAACATTAGACTTCTCTATTTCTATTTGCATTGGTAATTGAGAAACAACACCTCCTGCTCAATATTCGGTTCTCAGTCATTCCGCTTCTTCCTTTTGCTCTTTTTTCTGTTGTTTTAGTAGCTCGTCAAGTCTCTGCTTAGCTTTCTTTAATGCTTCAGCTGCTTCCATAGCCTTTTTCCTAATCCTCTCCAATTCCACAACTTTATCTTCAGCACTCATTTTTGAGTTTTTGACTTTCTCCATTTCATCTTTAAGTTCTTGCAAAGATACTGTTGTAGTGTCTTGTGCCTCTACTAAAGCATCGTGTTCTGATTCTAGGTCTTTCATGCTCTCCTCATATCCTCACAAAATAACCTCTCCTTTTTCATATCTCTCTTGGAGTTCTTTTTGCTTTTGTTCATTCTCTTTTATAGCATCACTTAATTCTTTATAGGTTTTCCCTGCTGTATCCAATGTTTTTTTTGTACTGTTCATCGCTGCATTAACTCAGACTCCTATAGCAACTACAGCCCCCAAAGCTCCAACCACTGCTAAAATAGGAAGTGTTGCGGCTCAGAAAGCAATACCCACTACAGCCACAACTCCACTCAGTGTAGTTAATAGTCCTATCAACCCACCAGCCACACCAACAAAGGTTACTAGAGCTTTAGTCAGTGCAGGATGAGCAACAGCCCAATCCTTGACCGCTTCTACTATAGAAGCCATCCACTTAAAAAGCCCTCCAACTTCTCCAGTAAAGAGGCTTCAAATTGCTTCTCCTAGGCTATCAATAGAGTCTTGAAGGTTAGACCATGCTCCCATCATTGTATCAGACTGTTTTTCCATCAAATTCGCAAATTTCCCTCATTCGCTACTCATTGTCTGGAAAGCCTTCTCTACATCAGCAAATCAGATTTTCCCAGCTGATACCATATCTTTAATCTTACTTTCTGCTACTCCGAGATTTTTTGCGAGTTCTGCAATAATTGGGACACCAGCATTAGTAAATTGTCTCAAATCTTGTCCTAGCAATCTTCCTGCAGATTTCACTTGTCCGTATGCGAAGGCTACCTGCTGAATAGGAACACTAAGCCCAGCACTCACATCTCAGAGGGCTTTGAGGGTTGGTATGATTTTATGAGCTTCAATATTATAAGCGAGAAGTTGTTTTGCGGTTTCTCTTACTCCTGTTAGCTCAAATGGGGTATTTGCAGCGAAATCAGAGAGGTCTTGCAACATTTTTCTTGCTGCTTCAGCACCTCAAAGCATAGTTGTAAAAGCAACATCCGCTTGTTGGAGATTTCCAGCGAGAGTATACGCTCGTCATGCTGCAGTGCTGAGAGCTTTCGTCACTCCTAGCCCAACGAGTGCCTTGAGTCCTCCTCAGAGGGATTGCTGGAGTTTACTTCCAGCTTTATCTCCTGCATTCCCTACTTTCTGCTCAATATCTTTAGCAAGTTCGCTTGTAGCCTGCTTTTGATCCAACCCCTTTTCTATTCCTTTCCCGAGCTTTTCTCCCGCAATATCTCCTCACTGCTTGATCTGATTTTGAATATCTCTCGTGAGTTTTTCTATGCTTCAGTTTTCTAGCTTGAGACTAACTCCAAGTTCTCCGATATTTACCATACTTACTATAAAAAAGCTAAAAATTCTTATTGTAAGCTCATTGTTTTTTCTGTTCAATCTCAAGGTCAAATATTTTCTCAAAAGAACACAAAAAAGTCTATTTTCTCTTGCAATTACAAGAAAAATAAATATATTTATATTGTAATGATTTATTGTATAGCAATCCAATATGAGCAAAATTGAAAAACTTCTTGCAAAATACAAGCAAAACCCTGAGAGCATCAGCGTGAGAGAAATGATTACCATACTCAAACACAATGGCTATATAGGAGTTAATGCTGAAGGAAGCCATACAGTATATAAAAAAGAGTGAGTAGCTGAGCATATTACTCTAGCCATTCACAATAACAAACTCAAATATGGTTATGCAACGAGATTCAAAAAAATTTTATATCCTGATGATTAAAAAAGATGAACTACAAATACAAAGGTAAGGTATACACTTACACCATTGAAGAACTCGGAAAATTTGTTGAAGGAATTGAAAGTGATTGGATTCGTATCACTTGTGAGGAAGTCGGACTCAAAAGTGAATTTCTTAAAGAAGATTTACAAGATGCTCTTGAATTTCTCAAGCTCTATATCAATATGAGTCTTGAGGAGGATTATACAAGTGAGGAAGCAATTTCAGTATTGGGAAAAAATTACAAAGCAAAAATTCATTGGCTTGGAAAACAAAAAGATGGTCAAGTATGGGTAAAGGTAGTATGTAAGGGAGCAAATTACAATCAAAAACATCCAAAATCTGATTTGCAGAGATTGCTCAGTCAAGAACTTCCTCATTTGATTTCTGCACAAAAGGTAGACCAAAAAACTGAGACTTTTCAGATCAGAATGACGCCATCAGAAAAAAACAAGATCAGCACCCTTGCAAAAAAATCAGGTCTCAATATCTCAGAATACCTCATCAAACAAGCTCTTGTTGCATAGCTTTCTAGTAGTTCCCAAAATCTTTCTAGTAGATTTTTATATACAAAAAAACACTGGCTCCAGTCTAGTGTTTTTTGCTTTCTAGTTAATTTTTCTTTTACAAAAAACACGGCCGCAATGACCGTGTGCAAAATTTTAAAAATTGGCCTAATAGTTCCGAACTGCTTTTACTCAATTTTCCCTGAGAACCTAAGAGCCCTAGCAATCATAAGACTTGCGTGATACCTCTTGACTGGCTCATCAAGACCGACTTTGCTCTTGATGATACCTTGATCAACGGCGATGTCAGGAATGAGTTCCTCTTGAGAAGTTCTACCATATAAAGCCACAAAGATCATCTTGAGGAACCATCTCTTAGTAAGAGGTCAATTCACTGAACTGACAACTCCAAGCTCAAGAGCTTTCTGGATTGCTTTATTGTCATCAAACTCGTTGTGGAAAGCTCTCATAACCATCAATACTGCGTGGAGCTTGATCAATGATTCATTCGGCAACTTTCCATTTCGGATATTCATCTCAACCATCTTCTCTGAGTCAGCTGAATCAATAACCACCTCAGGACTAGCGTTCTTCTTATCAATTATCGCAACAATGGAATAAAGCCACTTTTGGAGACCAAAAGGAGTGTAAAAAAATCCTTTATCTCCTCGACCGCTTGTCCAAGAATTTGGATGATGGTATTTTTCATTATCAATACCTGTAAGGGCGAAAAGATGTCCAGCATTAGCATCCTTATCAGGAGTCAATGTATGAGTAACTCCAGTTTGGTGCCATCTGATATACCTGGCACCTGTATAACACATATGCTTTTTACTGAGGGCTAGTCTCACTTCAGTTGGAGTGGAACAGAAGTAGTAGCCTTGGATGTAACCGAGATCCTTCATCAATTTTAGAGCTCAGCTCATACTCCAACCGTTCTTCCCTCCGTCTGGAATTATTCAGTTTTTGATAGCCTCTTTCCAAATTTTCATCGCATCGAGCTGAGTCTTAGAGTCAAACCAATCAGCCTCATTTTCGGCCTTGGTTATTCCAAAGACTGAGCAAGCTCACTCTGATCACTGGTCAAGGATTGGGGTGTTATTATACACGATCTTCTCTGGAAGATCTGCTTCTCCTGTATATTCTTCCATCACGGTTGCATATCCAGGAATATGCAGATAGTCCTCTTGAGTGAATCATTCAGTATCGTTACTGATGACTTGAGTTGTTAATTCTTTTTCTTCCATTAGTATAGGTATAGAATATAAAAATCTGAATTATTCAGCTTTATTTTTTGGGTCTAATCTTGGCTTCATGATCTCTATAATTTTCTTGATCACTAATTCAAAAGCGTCAATCTCTGGCAAACTCTTACCTGTATTGATACAGTAGATATGCCCTACGATAGAATATCCTTCAGCGAAGATCAATATTCCCATAATAGAATTGATGATAGGTGCTGTATTGGTAAATCCAGCCCCCTTCATCACGATCACGACGATCAAAGGCAACAAAAACTTTGATACTTTTTTGAATACACCTCTTGTAGCGATACTGGATTTGACCTGTTCTCTATTGAGGAGGTAGGCATCTGTTACCCCTAGGATAAAGTCTAAAAATAGCACGATAGCAAAGATCGTCAGCGCTTCTCAGCTAATACCTAGCCAGCTAATCAGTCCAGCAAGTCCAAGTCCTGCAAGGATTCCTTTAATTTCATTCATCGTTTTTTTTATCATAAGAAGTAAAAGTAATAATAGATTCTCTGCAGTGATCCTTGTCCAGCTGATCTAGTACCCAAACCACCGCACGGCCAAGACAAGTCAGAGTTCAGGTTTCTTGGTTTTTTCCAAGAACTGAGCTGATGGTCTCTTGTACCTTTCCGAACTTATATCAGCTCGAAGTAATCAAACAGCGATTGAATAAGTCTCTGCACACGGAGTTTCCTATCTGGTCTATTCAGATGGCTACAGAGCGGAAGATCCCACCTAAGTATCAGAGTCCCTTCTTACTCGCAGAATTAGTACCAGGAACAAAAAACCTGAATCAGATTTCTCCTATTGTTCGCAGGAGCCCCAGCGGTAGCAATGCCACCGCCAGAGCTAGGGCTACGATCAGGAGTATGAGGCTATGCAGAAGGTTCTTCATTTTTTGACTTGTCAGCAAATAAAGCATCTACCTCAGGAGGAAACTCTACTCAAGCCTCTTTTCGCTCCTTGTATTCTTCAGCGGTTACATACCTAGCCAAGTCGTCGATATTGATATTCCCGAGATGGATAATACCATCTCGAGTATATCTCTCTAATCAGTCGTACATTTTGATCATTACATCAAATTTTTTAGCTAGAGACTCGGACTTGAAGAGTGCCATCTGTGGAATAAGGAGTGTTACTATTGTAGTCGGAATTCTGAGTTCCTTGATCTCTTCCTCCGTTGGTTCTCTATATTCAATAGTACAACCAGAATAAGTATGAATTCTCCTAGGGTCAGCTCGAAACTTTGTTCCATCTGGTCGAGTTCATATTGCAGTTAACATGCTATAAGTAATTTAAAAAATAAAATTAATCTCAGAAGATAGGTATTTTATAAGTCTTACCATCAGGAGACACAAAAGGCATAAATCATATAGCATTTCCTAGAGGGATGTTTCCTGTTCTTACTGAAGAAGAAACTTGAGGAGTAAAGAAATTCCTGTCAATTCGTTTACCATCAATATGCCTACCGAAAGTCGTACATTTAACTACCTGCCCTATAGATTTTTGCTCTCTAGCATAAATAAGCTCATTCGTTTTTTGCTTTGATATGCTAGTAAGGAAGGCTCTAATATAGAAGTTTTGCATTGCTATTCCTACCTTAGGATTAATTGCTCAATAGGAGTTTGCATTCTTTGTGATTGAGATTACATCTCACTTCTTAACTTTTATCTTATTACTTTTTTTACCAGTATTACCTCAGTAGGATACATAAACTTCTAATATCTTTGTCTCATTAACATTCACATAGAAGTTCCATAATCCATTGAGACGAGGTCATATATTCCCCCTAAAAGTAATCTCTGCCTCGATTTCCATATCAGTAGGAGCCACAAACAACAACATAAGATCATTCTCGTCCTCAAATACAAAGTCAGCTCAGTTCCTATTATAGAGATAAGTTTCTAATTGTGGGATTGTGATTTCTGTGCTTGAACTTTTTGCTGCTATGTTATTTACGAATCCTTGGCAAAGGAGATATGGCATCAATTGTGATCTAACCTTCTTATCTCCATTTACGGCGACAAAACTCAATCATTCAGAGTATTGTGTGCTATCACATGATAACACATAGTAATTCTGACTATTAACAATTCCTCCGCTCTGTTTAACCACAACAGAAAGTAATGTTCACGCTGGCAGGGTGAGTTCCTTATCGAGTGTTACAGTAATTTTATCAGGGGTCTGTTGTATGGTCGAATATCCAATACTTCACTTAGCAAGAGCTGATCCTACACCAACCCAATATGAAATAAAATTATCCTCACCCTTACTTCGAACCTTTAATCCAGAATTATTTTCAATAATTAGTTCTGATTTTTTTATCTCAATTTCTAAATTTGTAGTAGGTAATCAGATCTTATTCAACTTAAATTCCATACTATTAAAAGGCTTTCAATTGCTAATTGCTTGCAAATGAAGTTCCTTATTATCTTCCTTGTCTCAGATATTGACTCCAAGAATAGCGTCTTCAAAGTTAGGTCTTTTTTGACTGAATAATGGTTTTTGATATATTAGTTTTTTTAACTCTTGATCAGTATATAGAGTCTTTTTATATGCTTTTAGGCTGATATTTAGTGTTGTGGAACCTCTATTTTTAACATCTTCCAATACAAATCACGATACCTGAGTCCAATCACTACCATTTTCGGAGAATTCGATCTTTGGAACATATTTTGGCTTGTGTGTGATATGTGCATCCCCTCTATAAGTAAGAAGCATCGCAGATATTCTTTTGGGAGACTTTAGTACAAAAGTTTGTCCGTTGTCGAGGCTCGTTGAGGTTCAGTTTGTGCTTTCTACAAGAAAATGTGGAGACTCAAATTCAGTTCTAGGGATAGGAGTTCAATTATGATCTAAAAATGATACTTTTGTTAAATTATGAGTAGAATTTCAATTTCAATCTTGACTCCTCCATTCTGTAACTCTAATAAATTTTTTACATTCTTGAGCTTCTCAAGTTTGAGCATAATAATGATCTCAAACTCAATAAACTTCTCATACCATAATAAGCTCTTCTAAGTGATCAGGAGTACCAGCCTCCTCTAGCTTCCCTACTTTCTCTTCTTGGGTGGCTACTTTCTCTTCTAGAGAAGTAGTCCTCTGAGCGATCTGACCGACCTTTGGGATCAGATTTCTTTCATCTTTTGCTACTCAGCTCGTAACTGAGGCAAGAAAAAGAAAATTCTGACCAGGTACGGACGGTCAGGTTTTTATAGAGGCTATTCCTGTACCATCTTCGGCATTATTCCCCCCAAAATCAATCTTACTCTGATCTACTTCTATGTATACCTTATAATCTCCAGTAGTAGGGAGATCAATTACTTCGTCAGATTCAAAAAAAGCAAGAATTTTTTGTCCATTAGATCTCACTAGCGGAACAATAGCTTGCACAGGTTGGAGCTTATTTCCCACAACAGTTCCTCCTTCAATCACTCCTCAATCTGTAAGCCCTCTGACAAGTCCACTAATATCATGATCGTAGGTAATATTCTCTCAGTTTAAGTTTCCTATTCTTTGCATACTTATTCCAATACTAATTTAAAATCTTCTGTTTAATACTATATTGCTTACATTCAAAGAAGTGTTCAATCTCAAGGTCAAAATAAAAAAAATCTGACCGCATTTTTCAGTCAGATTTCTTCTTTTTTTTACTCCAAATTAGAGTGATTGCACATTGGTTAATACTCCAAGAGCCTCTGCATTCTCTACTTGGAAATCAGTTCTGATAGAGAGGTAGAAGATGTTTGCTTCTAACTCAGCATCTCTGTCCATTTCCAAAGTAAAGTCTCTCTGGATTCCCCAGATGAGGTTGTTTGGATCAGTCATGATCACATCAGTACCATCAGTCAGGCATTCATACACTGTTTCATTTCCAGTATAGGTGTATGGAACTGGTGTATCAAAAGTAATAGTTGTACCACTTTTGCTTGCAACAGATCCTACCCATTCAAGAGCAGTTCCAATACCAATCACCAATTCATCTCCTACATCAATATTATTTGCACTTGCTACAGTGATGGTTTTTTGTCCTGCAGTATTTGCACTTGCAAGGGTAGTTGATGCTCCGCCAACCTTAACTACTGGTCTATCTTCTCTGAGCAATGGAATATCAATAAAGTTTTTCCCTGCGTATCCTGCTTGGTTTACAGTGTTATGCCCAGCCAAAGCCTGATATTTCTCCAAGTAGTCCAGCTTCAGTCCATCAGACATAAAGATTTCCAAGCCTGAGCGGTATTGGTTTTTGAAAGACTTTCTAAGCTTTTTCAATTTTCCAAGGTCAATACTTCTCTTGTCAAACACATTAGTATCTGAAGCATCTACGATTACCCCAGCCTTTTTGAGGAAACCATCTACTTGATTGAGGGTAGAGATAACATTTGCAGTTGCAGGAGTAGCTCCGACAAATCTTCCATAAAGAGCGGTTTTCTCAAGCTGATTTCCTGCTCTCTTAGCAAGCATTCTCATTAGATGCTCTTTGAATGCTACACCTTCAATATTATCTTCCAATTCATCATCATGGATTACGACCTTGGCTCTCATCTTTTTGGATTCAAGCCTGATGGTATCAGTAGCAGCTTCAACCGCTTTCCCTGTAAATTTTGTTCCTGATCTTCCTGCAGGATAGAGCACCTCCTCTCCAATATTTACTTTTGCAATTTCTTGGATTGGCTTCTTCATTTTTACCTTTCTTACTTTTTTAAGCAAGGCAGATTCGTCTTGGATATAATCAATAAACAAATCCGCCTGCTTAGTGTTCAGATGCACAAGCGTAGAATTCCCAGCTTCTGCATTAAATGCTTTCGCAATTTTTTGTGTAATGTTCATTGTAAATGTCAAATAGAGAATAAAAAATTTTTAATTGTTAAAGTCCCAAGGATCATCAGCTGATTTATTTACATCTTGCTGCTGATTGCTTGCTGGACTTAGACCTTCTAGGGTTTCAACTCTTTCTTCTAGTTTTTTTACCTTCTCCTCAAAGAGTGATTTTAGATCTTCTTTAAGACCTGCTATGCTATCTGCAGATACAAACAAATCAGCATACTTCGTGATTTGCTCTTGCATTGCATTGACAGTCTTTTTAACCTCTGCAACAGTATTTGCAGTTTTTTCTACTTCCTCATTTTTTGAGTCGGTTTCATCTACTTCAGTTTCTAGCTCTTTATAAACCTCCGCAATCTGTTCACTAATCTTCAAGACCTCCTCCTTATTATCTTCTTGAATCTTAGTGATGAGTTGTGAGTTCAAAGCCGCTAGTTTAGCGATTTTTTCCTTCATATGTTGTAGTATAAAAAATAAATACATTATGCTTACATTCAAAAAACTGTTCAATCTCAAGGTCAAATTATCTTCCCAAATCTTTTTTGAGGTTTTTTAGTGCCTTTCTATCTGGTTTATCCTTATTTTTTACTTCGTCATAACTATTTTGTCCTGTAATAGCAGGTAAGAGTTCCATCATCTCCATTACATATTCCAAAGTCCAACTCCTGATAGCCTCACGATCTTGGTGGAGGTAGTGCATCAACGCACCTTCAATCAAAAAGAATTTCCCAAACTCAATTTCCTTTTTTTTCGGCTCCTTTTTGAGGCTTTTATTGTTCACAAGAGAAGCAAAAAGCCCCTCCATTTGTCTTTTGTTGAGCTGAGGAGGCTCTTTATTGAACTCTGAAATAATCTTCAGATACCCAGTTTGAGGATCTTCATTCAGCAGTAAAAAATCCCCCCAAAGTAAGGCTCAGACTTTGAACTCTTTCCCTCGTGCTTTATAGCTGAGCACTGCTCTCATACTCCTCATGAAGTCTTTTATTGATATAAAGAATCATGCTCTGAATATGGTTTTTAGTCCAATACCTCATTTCCACCTTTTCGTTTTTGATGGAGAGGTATTCCTTAATGATTGGTTCTCGTTGTTTTTCAGTACTCATTCTCAAAAAACGAGAAAGCATATTGGTTTTTATATTCAGAATTTGTATTGCTAGCAAAGGGGGGATATCTCCAGCGAGATACTTTACTCCTTGGATTTGGATTTCGTCAATTCTCTCATTTTCATCAAGATTTATTACAGTCATTATTTCAGCTTGGTTTTGAGATAAAATATGAAGGTGTTTAAAGCTTCCTTTCCTTTTTCTATCAAGCCTTTCCTCAGATAACTACGAGCTGGCATATTTGGAGTTCCAAACTCTTGATAGCGAGCATATTCCATGATTGGAGTTTTTCCTTCTGTGAGTCCGCGCTGGAGATTGACTCCAATCTTTGCTTCCAGATTATCATTTACCTCGTAGGCAATAGACCTCTGCAAGTTTCCTGTTACAGGTCTAGTAAGGTCTTTTGGTGGTCTCGTAGGATCACGAGGAGTGATGGCTCTGATATCATCTGTAAGCTGTTCTGCTGCTACTGAGAGCCCATCTTTGATTATTCCTCTCAGCTCTTCAACTCCAGCTGGATTGATGGTAAAATTACTCATTGAGCATTTCCGCATAGAGAAGTAAATGATCGTCTTCTCCACCAAATCATGGAGTTGAATAAACAAACTCTACTTGATATTTTTGCCCTTTATCATCCTCAATACGATTCCCTTTTTCAATTTGAGGTCAGAATTCCAATCTGATAGTATGCGAAGCTTTCAAATATTCCATCTGATTTGGTCTACTTGCAATCCCCAGTGTTTGATTATATTTTGCATCGTTGAGCATAATCAAACAAGGAATATTCTCTTGATCTTTAGTTCGCTCTTTGATTACTTCTCCATTTGGGAACGTATTGGATTTTTGCTTTCGCACACTGATTTCCCTGTTGAAATCCGATTTGAATGAGCTGAGGAGCGACATGCTAGATTCTCTTACAAGATAAAAGACGAAAAGGCTTCAAAAGCTGATTTCGGTTAGTGGTTTGCTTTACAATACTGGCTTTTTCGCTCTCAGTCCTGCTAAAATAAGAGATTCTAAGGGTATCTATCTGCTTAGATTGGATTTCTAATTCTCCTCAGTTTTTTTCTATTCTAAGAGCCTCTTTTACTCGTTCCACAAGGGCAGTTTCCAAAGCTTCAGGAATTTGTTCAAATCCTGCGGTATAGTGAACTTCCACCTCTCCCTTGACTTTGTCTGTGAGATAGAGGATATTTTTCTGATATCTTTTTACTTCATAATTACCTACATTTTCCACCGAAATGATTGGTGCAGAAAGGAAGAGCATTGCACTCTTCCCTACACTAATCCACTCGGTCTTTTTATGTGGCTCTAGTTTATAGCCAAGCTGTTGCTCTAATGCTGATTGAGCATCGCTGAGCATTATCTTCAGTTTCTCATCTTGACTAGTATCAGCAATTCAAAGCCTCTTTTTGAGCTGAGTGAGTTCCATATTTTTGGCATTTACGGTCTAAATTATTCTTGACTAGCGTCTTCTGCTGCTTTTTGTATCTTTTCAATAAGAGATTCTCTAGCTTCTCCTTCTTCAATCTCTACTCCAAGTTCTTGTGCGAAGGCTTTAAGCTCTTCATCACTTGCAGTATCAAGATCAATTCCTTTCTTTTCTGGCTCTTCTTCTTTCTGTTTTTCAAGAGCGGTTGCTATAATCTCTCTTATGGTATTTGCAGTAGTATTACTAGGATTTTTAATTTCAATTCCCTTTTCAGCTGCAAATTTTAGAAGTTCTGCTTTTGTCATTTCTGCAAGAGCAAGCTCTTTGCTTTCTTCAGCCTCTCCGAGTTTTATCCATCCAGCGAGAAGTAAAGCTTCAGGATTTTCAACTTCAATAATTGCTCATGGGCGATATCCGTTATACATCACATTAGTTGCGTTCTTTAGTTTAGTTAGTGTCATTTTTTACATCATAAAAAATAAAAAAACACCTCCTTATAGTTCAGGAGGTGTTCAATCTCAAGGTCAAATTATTTATATACTATTGTTTAAATCTTTTTGTCTTTTTTCTTTCCCATATTTTGCAAGTTTTTCACTCGTATATTCAAGACTTAGAACCACTTTATCAATTCCAAATAAACCTGACGATAAAATAAGATCAATATTCGTTCCATTATGTTTCCATCCATGGTAGTAGCTTATATCCCTAAGACTAAGATAAGTACTCCTCATAGATTGAATATCGGTTCCTCTAACGGAATCATCAAAATATTGAATATCTTCATCTCGGGAACACTTCTTTATTTTGTCTTGAAGTGCTTTAAGCTCTTTTAGTTTTTCTTTATTATCAATGTTTTTGTCTTGAACTTCTTTTAATTGAGAAGAGATTTTAGAACATTCTTCTTCAGGAATATCACCCACCCCATATTTCTCTCCAAGGGCTCTTCTTAAATATCAATACTCTCAGAATCAAATATTTTTATCTACAATATAATAGACTCTTTCTAACTTGCCATCTAAAAAGACATATCAAATTACAGCCTCTCTTCATGCTAAATCTGCAGTGCTTTGTATCCAAGATAGACTGTCTTCCCTTTCTTCTGCAATATTTTTATCTAATTTTTCTGCTTTTATAACCTCATCTTTGGTCATTCCCCATTTTACATTCCTTACAACCGCTCAGCTTATAATTTGAGTTTCTTCTACTTCCGCAGATTGTCTACACCCAAATAACAAAACCGATAATGATAAAACTAGTATCATTGCAATTTTTTTCATCTCAAAACCTTACAATTTAAAAACCACCTATAGCACATTGTCGACCAAACAATCCCCAAAAGAGAAAGTGCCATAGGTGGTTTGCTTTCTCTTGGGTTTCTGGTTTGGTCTCTTCTGTATATAGGATTTTTTACAAAAAAGTCAAGAAAAAACTGACCCTATCTAGAGTCAGCCTTTTTATGTAAGTACAGAGAATGCTATTCAGGATCTTGCTCGTCAATAATATTGAGAACCGTTCCATCTACGAGCGGGAATGCAGTTACTTCTACATCCACTCCGATACCTTCCTCATTATCATCGTCATTCAAGAAGTTTAATTCTAAAGCCTCTCCTGATTGGTATCCCTTAGGGAACTCAATAGTAAGATTCTTTCCATATTCATTCGTATTTACGAACTTAAATCTAGAAAGTTTCTGAGACTTCATGATATTTTTGTAAACAATCTTTTTAACTGCATTTGGAGTGTATTCGTATACAATCTCTACTTTTTTATCTACTGCATTTTTGAAGACAATTCCTGTATCTCCGTTAATATTCACCAGAGAATAATGAGTGTTTGCACTCCAAGCAGTATTTGCACCATCTTTGTCGTAAGTTACGGTCTTGATAGTTACATTTGTGTCATTAGCATTCTTATGAGGAAGGATTACGACTTGCCCTGCAGCTGCTTCTCCAGCATTAAGAACGAAAGTATCGGTCTGTTTAGTCCCTGCGACCTTGCTTACTTCTCCGAGTCCATCAATCTGACTCAAAACATCAAACTTAATTTGGAAAAGCTTTGCTGAAAATTTGGCTTCAGTAATTCTTGTCCTAGGAGCCTGTTCACGATTACTCCACTTTAGTTTTTTAATCTTTCTTGTTACTACAAGCTTTGCGTCATTGAGAGCTCCGAGATTAATATATCCATCTCCAAAATCTGCAAAAAAATCTACAGACCCCATTCTCACTGACTGATCATCATAACGAACTTCTGGTTTTCCCATGGTATTTACTATAAAGGTTAAAAGTTTTCATCTACTAACTTAAATCTTAGTGTTGCATGCACTCCATGCATTCTTTTTTCGCTGTAATAGGATTGGTCAAGACTCATTAAGCTGCAGTGTCTAATAGGAGGAATTTTTAGACCACTGAAGTGCTTAATAACCTCATCAATCAGAGCCTCTGCTTTCCATAATTGCTCAGACCAAGCAGAAATCTGATAGATTCCAATCCTTGCAATTCCCTTGCGATGTTCTGCAATTCTAGTGTAGATGAGGGCAGGATCTCATTTCCCTTCCTCTGCTACGACAGGTTTGATCTGCTGTGCTTGGGTTGCGATGCTTGGAGTTCCAGACAGTTGCTGGTAGATGAAAGTAGTGATGTTAATCATCGCTTTGGATTACAAATAAAGAAGTGTTCAATCTCAAGGTCAATTCACACTATACTTAATCTTTTTGGTAAAATTTCTTTATTTTTTCTAATTTCTCCATCTGTTCCTTGCTCCAGCCCTGCTTAATTTTCAAAACAGAAAAGAAACCGCTGCTTGCTTTTGGGACAGCTGGAGTTTTATCTTTGCTTACAATAGAAATTTTATCTACAATCAAATTGATCAAGTTTTTCATGCTATTTTTCAAAAAAGAATAAAATCTGACTAGGTATATTGTCCCTTTCATTCTATAGAAATTCAGATAAAGTCTCCCTCTTGGACTTTTTGGAAGGTATCTTCATCAAATTGAATCCCTACGATCCAAGTTCATTGAGGTATTGTATCTCCATTCCGCTCCATATCTACGAGTGTCAGATAACTCTCTACAAAGTGTGCGGTTTCAATATCAGTTTTCTCTTCGTGATCAATATTCACCGCCTTCTCTTGAAGATTTTTCATAAATTCATACGCCGCTTTTTTTATTTCTTCAGCTGAGATTTTATCTCCATTCAGGTCTACTTCATCAGGCACAAGAGCAATAAAGAGAGCAGTATTCTGACTTTCTATCTTTTTTATATTCCTAAACTCCATTTTTTCAGCCAAAAAATAAAACACCTCCTTATAGTTCAGGAGGTGTTCAATCTCAAGGTCAAATTATTCTTGAAGAAACTCTTCTTGATGGTCAAGAGCTCCTTGAATAAATAATTCTTCATCTCGGTTAGGATCTTCTTCTCAAACATACTCAGGGCGATAAGACCACATACTTGGAGAAACTTCATCTTCTATCTCTTTTTCAGTTCTCATATCTTTCATGATGATTGCCCTTCAGCGAGCATTGAGAAGCGTTTCCATTCTTGCTTCTTCTCCTCGCTTCCTGAAAATTACACAGCCAAGTCCGCTCGTATCTACTTGATACTTCCTTTTGTATCGTCGCTGTAGGACTCCATTTGCTAATACTTGAGTCATTCGTATAGGTCAGAATAAAACTTTTTGATAGCCTTGTTTGTGTTTGGAAAGTATTCCTCAAAGACTTTATTCTTGGTATGAGCTATCACATTCATATTGGCTATTGCCTCTTTCTCTCAGTGCTTCTCTAAGTAGCTTTTTTCGTGAGTTTCATAATTCATTTCTCCTTTTTTTATTCCATCTATCATATCTAAAACCACCAACGAGTCAAGCTCAAGTCTTTGCGAAAGTTCAATAGTCGTTTGTGCCTTTCCTGCAACCCCTATCGTCTGGTCATATCGGTAATAATGTACATATTCCTTTACCTTTCCTTGATATGCGGTCTTGATCCACTCAAAGCTTTGCCCGTTCCATTTTTTAATCACTTCTATTTGGTCATCAATTTCTTTAAGCATTATTCCTTGGATTTCTTCTCGCCTTTTTTGCATTGTGGGGCTTTGCATGATAGCTTTATAATGGAGCCAATGCCCAGCCTCATGGAGTTCGTCTATTTTCTGATTCAGACTTCACTTCTCTCGCCCAAGAGTGAGAGTGTTTTTAGCTGGATTGAATGAGCTGAAGTCATTTCCACTCAGCTGATATTTCGGCAGATCTCCAGCCTTCCAAAAGTTTGGAGGTAAAACATTATTAGAAAGCTGGTCATAATTCTCAGGTAATCCATTCCATGCTCGGTCTTTGCTATGATCCAGAATCCCATCAGGAAGTTCTCACGGCTTAAACGGACGAACTCTAAGCTTGCATCTACAATTTACATGACCAAGCGGACAAAAATGCCCAGAAAAGAAATCTTGATTGAAAGGTATCCAATCTTGATTTTGATTATCCATACAGATATCGCTCACTTTATCATCATTACTTGTTTGCCAATATTTTCGCCCCTCAATTCCTGTTCTCTTCATAAGTTCTTGGTGCTGCTTCACAGTTCCTTGAATGTAGGCTGTTCCTACTTCATTATTGGCGATCATATTCGCCCTATACTTAGAAAAAGCGAATGAAGTCTGAAGTTTTTCTAGGAGCTCTTTTTTGTTGAGTTGGTTATTGAAGGCTTGGTTGAGGAGTCCATTGATCTCTTTTTTTGTGGTCTCATTGATTCCACTGATCATCTCTCCTGCATGTTGAGTCGCTCGGTCTTTTGCGTGCTGATTATCTACCGCAAAGCTCAATCCAAAAGCACCTCAAACCTTATCTTGTTGCACCATTCAAATGCTATAAGCTTTAGTGAGTGTGGTTTCAGCCTTGAGTGTATATTTTGCGAGTTCTTCTTCTCCAAGCTGGAAAATTTCCTCTTGTGAAAGCTTTGTAATCTTAAATTCAGGAAGTTCTTCTACATAATTCCAAGCCCTTTTGTATTGTAGTTCTCGCAATTCCTCAAAAACTTCTCTGAGCTCACTATGAGGCACGAGAAGTTCTTCTCCTCCAAGGTCATAGACTTGGAATTTAGTTTCTTCTTCCATTTTGACCTTGAGGACTTTTTCCGTGGTGATTTTTAATATGCTATTGAGCTTCATAGTCGTTTTTGATAGAGGCTGAAAGTTTATTGATTTTTTCAATATCATCTTGTCCAAGGGTAAAATTCGCCCCTCCAACTCCTGTTGCCATTTCATCTCCTCCTACTGTAAGTTCATCATAGTTCATAAACTTTCTAATCTCATTTTTGGTAAAGCAACCAGTTGCAGTCAGAATTTTTACGGTTTCAGCGTCAGTTTTTCGTTCTTTAGTATCCACTTTTTTGAGTTGGATTTCTTCTACTTTGCTTGCATATCTTTTATCATCTCCAAAAAGCAGTTGGATTGACTCTAAAATTAGCTCTTGCAAAGGGAATACTGTATTTTTATAAAATGCAGAGAGTGCAGTCGTCGAACTTGCTTTATTGCTATCAGTAGTGTCTAATAGATCATAAGGGATTTGAAATCTCATAGCAATTGACTTCTGGAGGTGTTGCCTATAATTTAGGAAAGCTTCGGTATTGATTTCATCAGAGAGATTCGTTACTGATATTTTTCAAGGAAAAATCATTGTTGAGTGTGCATTTTCCACTCCTTTAGCTTCTTGCTGAAATCGTTCCTTGAGTGCTTCTAGGTCTTCTTCTGCAGTCATTCCGCTTTCATCATTCAGAATTTTTTGCTGAATAAGCCCATTATCAAAATACCCCGTATAGTATTGGTCAATCTGCTTAAGAATAAGAACCTGCATCAATACTGGGTAAAAAAGACTCTTCCCCCATCTTATATCATCGCTTTCCTCTAGCTTAATATGCAAAATTTCCGTTAGATTTGGATTAAACCCACAGCTTTTTTCTCCTGCGTTATACCTAAGTTCCCAAGCTCAAGCTCCACTTGTAGCGTGAATTGCAATCTTTTCCGCCCATTGATCAAAAGGAGTGAAAGCATTGAAAAAACTCTTTTCTGTTCCGTTTTCTTGCACAAATCCACCCCCTTTGATTTGTTTAATGCTTTTTGCTGCTACAGGGTAAATTGCCTGAATTTCTCCTTTTTTATTCCTTGAGATTTCCAAAAAAGCATTTCCATATTTAGCGAGAGATTTGGCGATAAATCCGATTTTTACCATCTTTACAGCTTCTTTGAGGACTGGATCCTCAATATCTCGTCCACTATTGATTCCGAGGGTGATTTTATCTACGATACCAGCAACGATATAACTTCAGTCATAGACCTTGTCATATACGGAGAAATCCTGAGAATAGCTCGTATACCAATCATTCTCTTTCACTTGATTGGAAATCCCTTTTTGGATTTTTTTGATAAGGGTTTTATTTGCTCCAATAAATGGAGATTTAATTTTTAATACCTTCATTCGTGCAGAAAAAAAATAAAAATCAGATTTTCGTCTTAATGTTCGTCTTTGAGTTGTTCATTCTCAAGGACAAGTTCATGATAGAGTTTTTCAAAAAATTCTATATCTAACCCCTGTTTATTTCCTCCGCTTTCTATTCTTCTAAGTGTTCTTTCGCTGACCCCCATTTTATCAGCGAACTCCTTGAAATTCATTCCAAAAATAGAAATCCTGATCAACTTTACTGCTTGTCATGGTAAGTATTCAGATTTCTCGTGCCGTTTTTGTAGAGTCTCAATGTAATAGCTATCTATTGCCAGTCAAAAAAAACGGTAAAGATGGTCTAAGGTTTCTTTTTGGACTCTTCACCCTCTGAGAAGAGAATAAAAGGTATTCCTCGCAATCTTTGTCTCCTTGCTCAGCTGAGAGAGGCTTTTCTTTCTTATATATCTCTTAATTTCATTGATCAGCATTTTATTTCTTTTTTATAAATAA